ATCATCAACTACATCGCTCGTATCCACCAATGACCCAGAACCGTTACACCTTTGAGACCACCCTCGAGGGCTACGTGAACGTCGGTGAGCCCAGCGGTAAGTTCCGCAACTGCTGCTTCAGCTTCCGCTTCCCTGCTGAAGTACTGAAGCTCGTTGAGGCTGACCGTGTTGAGCTGCTCGAGTGGGCAGCATCTAAAGGCACCACCAAGCGCACCAACGATCCCAAATGGGATGAGGAGGGCCTGGTGAAGTACACCTACAACCAGCAAGAGGAAGGCGTTACCAAGTATCCTGAGGTTGTCTTTGCTGACACCGATGGGGACATCATCCCCCTTGAGGTCCGTAAGAGCATCCGTAAGGGCACCAAGGTAGTGCTCATCGTCCAGCAGAAGCCTTACACCAAGCCCAAGCTGGGCACCAAGCTCGTTGTTCTCGGCGCTCAGGTGCTAGAGCTCAACAGCGGTCAGGTTGTCGATTCCGGCGACATCAATGGCCCTGAAGATGTGGCAGCCCTCTTCACCAAGCGGGATGGCTTCAAGCTCAGCGCACCTAACGTGGCTGCTGCTGAGGCCGCTCCTGATGAAGATGAAGAAGGCGGCTACGATTTCTGATCACCCTACTAACTAACACCATGTCCAAGCCTCTCACCCGCACCGAAGAAACCCGCATCCGTGCCTTCTACGCTGAAGCCGATCGCATGACCCAGCTCACTGGAGTTGTGCATGAGGTTGAGATTGAAGGTGAATACCACCCCGACAATATGAAGGTGGTTGTCGCATGAGTGACTTCCGATCTAAGTTCGAGCAGCGCCTTGCTGCTCTCTTGGACAACCAAGGGGTGCCCTATCTCTATGAGTGCAGGCACCTCGATTACATCTGCAAGCGTACATACACACCGGACTTTGAACTTCCTAACGGCGTTATTCTTGAGGCTAAGGGCTTCTTCAAACCCTCAGACCGAAGCAAGATGCTTGCAGTTAAGAAGGCTCATCCCGATCTAGATATACGCTTTGTATTCCAAGCCAACAACAAGCTATCAAAATCTTCAAAGACAACCTACGGCGCCTGGGCAGACAAGCACGGGTTCCTGTGGTGCATTGGTCCATCCATTCCCGAATCATGGCTAAAGTAAACCCCGATCTCGACATCTTCCTGCGCGAGCTGGATGCCATTGTCGATGAATACGAAAACGATTTCCACGTGAACATCCGCGACCTGCGGAACGCTCTCGTAGATTACGTGGAGGTGCTAGATGAGCTCAGACTCTGAGTTTGTCCGACACATACCATGTGACAACTGCGGGAGCAGCGATGCCAACAGCCTCTACACTGATGGCCACACCTACTGTTTCTCATGTAACAACGTGACTAGTGAGAATGAGGCTGACGAACCATCTCAGCCATTGACATTTTACTTCGGTGAGCACCGAGCACTTCGCTCGCGTAAGATCTCCGAAGATGTCTGCCGTAAGTTCAACGTCAAGGTGGATGGCCCAGTCATCCGCTTTCCCTACACCGACGTGGCTGGCCGTGTGGTCGGCTTCAAGGAGAAGGATCAAGACAAGAACTTCAAGTGGTGCGGCAAGAACGCTGAGAAAAGGCTATTCGGTCAGCAGCTCTTTGGTGGCGGCAAGAGAGTCGTAATCACTGAGGGCGAAATGGATGCGTTGTCTGTATATCAGGCAATGCCCAAGTGGCCGGTAGTCTCTATCTTCTCCGGAGCCAAGGGAGCCCGCAAGGATCTCGAACATCAGCTAACATGGCTGATGGGCTTTGAGGAGATTGTACTTCTATTCGATGCAGATGAACCTGGACAAGCCGCCACCCTCGAGTGCGCACAACTATTCCCACCCGACAAGGTCAAGATTGCTAGCCTTGGAGGATACAAGGATGCGAGTGAGGCACTGCAGGCAGTCGATGGAGAGGCCATACGACAGGCTATCTGGAATGCCCAGAGTTACACCCCTAAGTCAATCGTATCAGGAGCTGAGATCTATGATCTTCTCAGGGCTCCAATGGTTGGTCGGGACTGCTCTTGGCCTTGGAGTGCTATCGATACCGTTACTGGTGGTATCAGGCTCAAAGAGCTTATCACCATCACAGCAGGTACCGGGGCTGGTAAGAGCACCCTTTGTGGGGAACTCGCCCAGCATCTTATCACTGAAGGCTTTAAGGTCGGATACATCGCTCTGGAAGAATCAGTACAGCGGACTGGGCTTAGGCTTATGACCGTTGTGGCTAACAAACCCTTACACATTGACAACACCTTAGATGAACGAGACTTTAAGCGCGCTTTTGATCTCAGCGTTGGTTCTGGGAATTTGTATCTTCGAGACGGCTTTGGCTCTATCGATCCTGACGTGATCTTGAACGACATGCGCTACTTGGTTAAGGCCAAGGGCGTGCAGTTCTTGATCCTAGACCACCTGAGCATCTTGTTGTCTGGTACCTACCATGACGACGAGCGTAAGATGATCGACGTTACCATGACCAAGCTCCGCTCCTTTGTAGAGGAGACTGGCGTGGGCTTATTCCTTATTTCACACTTACGGAGGGGACGTGATGATCGAGGCCATGAGGACGGCGCTCAGATCTCTATGTCGCAGCTACGAGGCTCACACTCGATCTCGCAGATTTCAGATGTTGTCATCGGCTTGGAACGAGCTGTGTCAACCGGAGCAGACTGTGCGAGCCTTCGAGTGCTCAAGAACCGTTTCAATGGATCCACCGGAGATGCAGGAGAACTCCACTATGACAAACAAACCGGACGAATGCGGACCGCTGAAGTACTACCATCTATCGACACGTCAGATTTCTAACGCTGTCTTGATCGTAGATGATTCACGACGCGGTAAGGCCGCTTCGGCAATCCGAGATTATGTACTTGATGGTACTAACTGGGTACACCGGTTGCCAATGCTACACAAGGATTACCACAACGCCATTCTCGTTTCTTACGAGATTGACAAATTCCCTACTCTGCTGCTCTTAGACAAGTACAACGAAGAAGTGTTTCGCCTTGAGGGTGATGCAGTTCTAAACGCTGACCGTCTTATCAGCATTGTTTCCCACCTGGAGCACAACTGTGATTCTGACTTTTGACATCGAGACCAATGGCCTCGTACGCGCCTTTGATGAGATCCATTGTCTTGTAATCCAAGACGTGGAGACCAGTGAGGTGTTCCGCTTTAACGACCAACCTGACTCCAAGGAGCGGAACATCAACGTAGGAATCAACGAGCTTCTGATGGAAGCCGATGAGATCTGGGGCCACAATATTGTCAACTTCGACATCCCGGCTATCCAGCGCCTATACCCTTACTTCAAGGAGATTGAGGCTAAGATCTACGACACCCTGATCCTGTCCCGCCTGTTCTTCACGGACATCCTTGACCGGGACTTGGGCAGCAAGCCACGGGACATGCCTCCTAACCTCTATGGCCGTCACAGCCTGGAGAGCTGGGGCTACCGACTCAAGTTCCGCAAGGGTGAGTTCGGTAAGACCTGCGACTGGAAGGTGTACAGCCGTGAGATGGAAGACTACTGCGAGCAGGACGTTCGTGTAACGACCAAGCTCGTTCAGATGTTCCGTCCCAAGGTTAAGCTGTACGCTGACCCCATCCAGCTTGAGCACGAATGCCAACGCATCATGGCCGAGCAGGAGCAGTCTGGATTCCCTTTTGACATTGAGGCCGCTCAGCGCCTCGACAACAAGCTGCGCACGGAGATTGAGAAGCTCTCGGACGAGATGACTTCCAAATACGTCTTCGTACAAGGTGCAGAGTTTACCCCGAAGAGGGATAACAAGAGACAGGGCTATGTTGCTGGTTGCCCTTTCACGAAGCTTAAGTACTTCAATCCTGGCTCTCGTGATCACATTGCTTGGATCTTCACCACACTCCATGGTCACACGTTCACAGAGCTTACTGAGACAGGCAAAGCAAAGATCGACGACACCGTGTTACGGGCTGTTGGTCACCCGGATGCAGACAAGTTCGCCCGCATCATGGAGCTTCGGAAGTTTCTGGGCCTCCTGTCTGAGGGAGATAACAGCTGGCTTAAGCTTGTTGAGGGCGATGGTCGGCTTCACCACTCGTGTATTCTGAACACCGCTACCGGACGCAATGCCCACAACCGACCCAACCTCGCACAAGTCCCAAGCGGACACGAATACCGAGAGCTCTTCGGGCCTGGACCTGGACGACTTCAAGTCGGCAGTGATGCAAGTGGCTTGGAGTTACGCTGCCTTGCTCACTATCTGGCTCCTTACGATGGCGGGGCTTTCGGTAAGGAACTCCTTGAGGGAGACATCCACACCAAGCTTGCAGAGATCTACGGCACCGATCGGAAGAACGGTAAGACCGTAACCTACTGCATGATCTATGGTGGCGGTAACGCTAAGCTGGGCCTGGCAGCAGGTGCTAGCAAGGCCAAGGCTGTCGCACGTGGTAAGGATATCCGCAAGGCTGTCATGGACGGCCTGACAGGCTTCAAGGAACTGATGGACGCTGTGTCCAGCAAGGCTGAGAGCGGACAGCTCAAGGGCCTGGATGGTCGCATCATCAGGATCAAGAAGCCACACGCTGCACTGAACTACCTGCTTCAGTCATGTGGCGCTGTCATCTGCAAGAACTGGGTGGTCAACATGAACGGCTACTTCAAGGGTATGGATGTCCAGCATATGGCTTTCGTACATGATGAAGTGCAGCTCTCGATTGACCCCAAGGATCTCGAAGATGTCACCAAGTACCTTCACCAAGCAATGACTGATGTCCAAACCAAATCCAACTTCAGAATCGCTCTCGAGTGCGAAGTCGTTAGCGGTGAGAACTGGGGTGCTACCCACTAAACCATGCCACGCCTGTGGCGATGAGACTCCCATCTCGGAGTTCTCCTACTACACCCACCGCACCCTTAAAGATGGATCGAAGTCCAGAGCAATACGGCACCAGTGGTGTCAATCGTGCCAGCGTAAGCAGCGCCAGAATGTTG